TTGAAAATATTAACGCCAATGAAGTGCCTATGGACGGCTCAATGGCTTTTTTCCCTAAACAGGATATGTCGGAAATTTATGTCAAGGGTTGGAATGCTGACGGAACCATTAATACGATTGTGTATAAGCCTTATACAGCCCCTAAAGATAGTCAGGCACTAAATTCTATGGCTAATACAGAAAATGCTAAATTTACCCTATCAGATGAAAGTACACAGCTATTTCTGAATAAGTTCGAGGAATTATCAGAGAAGATAGGACAGTTGGAAGATAGATTTGATAAATCTTTAGGAACACAGAGAAAAACATCAAGAACTCAAAGTAAGGGCGGTGATGAAGAATGAATCAGCAGTTAATTCAAACTATAAATCAACTTAAGTCAATTCGGAATCCACAGCAAATGGCTATGAATTGTTTACAACAGTCGGCACAGCGTGGAAATCCTATGGCAAAAAACTTGCTTAATCAGATAAACAGTGGAAACACACAAGGAGCAGAACAAATTTTAAGTAATTTTATGAATACGCAAGGAATAAACCTTAATGATATTAAAGGAATGATGAATTAGGACATTTTGGGTTGTGCGCACATAATGACCGGTTATCCCATTTGTTAATAAAATAAATGGAGGTAAACAAGATGTTTAATTCAAACGGAGTTAGTCTCGCAGATATTGCCGCAGTAACAGGCAATAATCGTAATAACGATGGCATGTGGGGCGATGGTGCATGGTGGATTGTAATTCTCTTAATCTTTGGCTGGGGCAATAACGGCTGGGGCGGTTTCGGTGGAAATGGCAACGGCGCAGGTTATACAGACGCGGCTATTCAGAGAGGTTTTGACAATCAGGCAGTTATCAGCAAGTTAGATGGCATTTCCAACGGACTTTGTGACGGCTTTTATGCCATGAACAACAGTATGCTCACAGGTTTTAATGGTATTAACACAAATATCATGCAGACCGGATATGGCATACAACAGGCGGTAAACGCTGATACAGTCGCTAATATGCAGAATACTAACGCTTTACAGTCACAGCTTGCTAACTGCTGCTGCGAGACAAGAGAAGCCATTCAGGGTGTAAACTACAACATGGCTACACAGGCAAACGCATTGCAGAATACAATGTGCAACAACACAAGAGATATTATCGACAGCCAGCAGGCAGGCACGAGGGCCATCCTTGATTTCCTGACAAATGACAAGATTGCAACACTTACAGCAGAGAACAATGATTTACGCAGAGCTGCTTCACAAGATAGACAGAACGCACTTCTGACTACTACAATGGCAGCGCAGACAAATCAGATTATTGACGCTGTAAGACCTACACCGGTTCCATCATTCCCGGCAAGCAACCTTTATGGATATGCTTATAACGGATGCGGATGCAATACAGGTTGCGGATGTTAAAACTGAATAATTGAGTATCTTAATTGAGTTAACTCGATTATGTCTGCTAAGCAGTATTACTTATAACCCAAGGGCAGACTATAATGTTTGCCCTTATTTTGTGAAAGAGAGGTAATAAAAATGGCTGAATTTTCAAATGTTGCAACACAGACAGTTGCAGTAAATGGGAATGTATTATTTACAGATGCACCAACATCTGTATGCAATAAAGGATATATTTCGCACAGAACAGGAAGCGGATTAATTAACCTTAAAGGTGCTACCAACACTTGCAAAGCAAAGTACAGAGTAGAATTTAACGGAAATATTGCAGTTCCTACAGGCGGAACCGCAGGAGCAATTTCATTAGCTATTGCTGTCGAGGGCGAGCCGGACTTATCTACACTGGCAATCTCTACACCAACAGCAGTTGAAGCATTTAACAATGTGTCTATGGCAACAGATGTATGGCTTCCTTGCGGATGCTGTCAGGCAATTTCTGTCAAGAATACATCTGCACAGGCTATCAGTGTTGCAAATGCTAACATCACAGTAAATCGAATTGGTTAGGGGGCGAGAGTATGCACGTTGAAAGAATACACAAAATGCAGGAGTGTCTTACAGAGAAAGCCGTCAGCGAGTTTGAAAAGGGCATTGAAAATGTTGACACTTCTGAAATGGGCGAGGTCGTGGATATGATAAAAGACCTTGCAGAAGCTGAGTATCATTCAATAATTTCCAAGGCTATGAAAAAGGCTGATGAAGAGGAAGAAGAGTACGACAAAGAACTCCTAAGAAGCCTTAAGGCAGAATATGGCGAAGAAAGTGGCAGAAGATATTACGACCAATATCGCTATGCAAATGGCAGATTTGCCCCTAAAGGCCGTGGAACACGTAGGGGATATGAAGAACCGCCATATTATCACATGCCGGTAAACTACAACGACATGGAGTATATGCGTGACATGGATAAGAACCAAGGTAAAATGTACTACTCTGAACCGATTGCACCACATGTGAGTGAAAGCAATTATGACAGAGCAAAGAGACATTATACCGAGACAAAGGAAATGCACAAAGGAGCTTCTACAGAGGACAAAGAGCATAAAATGAAAGCCCTTGACATGTATATCCGTGAATTGAGCGGAGATATATCAGAGCTTTTAAATGACATGACACCCGATGAACGCAACCTTTTACGCACCAAAATGAGCAATCTTGCGTCAAAACTGTAATTATTAAGGCTATGGGTAGTAATGCTCATAGCCATTTTTAGAGGGTATAAGCATGGATATAAGAGTTAATGATATATTGTGGCGCATACAATTCAAAAAGCCCACATCGAGCGAATTAAAGCGGTCTGACGGCACAATTAGTTTGGGAGTAACAGACAACACAACCAAGACAGTAACGATAGCTGATAATGTGTCTGATTACACGACTGACAAAATACTATGTCACGAGCTGGTGCATGTGTACTCGTTCTCATACGGCTGTGACATTGACATAGAGACAGAGGAAATAATCGCAGACTTTATGAGCTTGTACGGACGGAATATTGTATACACGGCTGACAAAATATTTAATTTATTGGAGCAGAAATATGGATAAAATAGACAGACTATTAGAATACATACACCGGACTAATCCGGAAATGACACGGCAGAAATTAATTGAGAAACTAGGAGAGAGCGACTACAGTGCTAAGAGCATTTATTTTTTGGCGATTCAAAATTCAAACCCCTAAAAATTTTAGGATGAATTAAGTGCCCCCGTACCTTTTGATTTTTTGATTTCAAAAATCCGTTTGCAAAATTTTACAAAAACTTGTCGAGAACTTGCAAAGAACTCGCACCACACTTTAATTGAGTGAAGTTTTCTGAAAATTCAAACATTTTCCATGAGTTGGTGCGCCCGGCTTGTTAGATATTGCACCCGGCACAACTTGCCACGGCTTGACGGCTTGCAATGCTATAATTATATTTTTAGACATTGTAAACGGCTTGTTTTGTGGCGCATTTTAGCGCACTCGATAAAATCCACGCTAACACGTTTAAAAGCCCTTAAATTGTCAAATACACGGCTTTAAAATGTATATATCATAAAATCATATACTGATTTTGTTTATTTGTCAATGTGCGATAGCACCCGGACTTATAGCCGGACAACTTGCGACAGCTCCAACGGCTGCACGCTTGATTTTTTGTACACGCTAAAAAGGGATATAAATATCCCTAGTGGTAACGCGTGATATATTTCCCGGCTTGATAGTCACAAAACAGCGTGACCGGGTGAACGTGCGCGTGCTTTTCTACGACTCGCAACCATTCACCGCCCCTTTGAACTGTGATTTTTAGTTCGTGCGACTCCATCCATTCTATGCAATCATACTTGATATAACTAAAGTCGCTTATTTTTGATACTTCATAGCCTAGCGCCTGAACGCGCTTATATATTTCCTTTTTGCCTAAATACTCATAATTAGACATAATACGCCCCCCTATCTATAACAAGCCTTAATTATTGGACTTATATAGTTTTTATGCTGTAGATAATTGGAGAAGGCCGCCCGGCGGTATTCCTTGCCACTAATAAGTGCGGTAACATCGTCACACGTGCCCGACTCTGCGACAGCTCTAAAAATATCTGTTATTGCTTTGCGTGTGGCGCGCTCGCTTGCCTGATATTCCGGCGCGCTTTGATATTTTCCGTTGTAGCGTGCTCTTATTTCACGTTCTACAGCGTCAAGCGTGGTTAGTTCGTTATCGTTCATCCATCAACCCCCTTTTCTATTCGTGCATGGTTTATAAGTTACTTTTTTGACTCTTTCGCGGTCATGCGTGCGTTAATCTGTTGTTATAGGTGCAATAACGCAAATCACCTATATATGTATGCAAAATGTTTATAGTGTGCTGCATATCTTACACACTTTAGCATGTCTAACGCTCGTTGCTCTGCGCTTGCTATTCCCCACGTTTATTAATCGCTCCACTTGTCGCAAGTTCAAATACCACACCGATACGGCTTTACATTATCCGCGAATGCCTGTATATATGCACTTATGACCACAAAAGCCGGTAGCCCTCAAACGCTCAAAACGTTAATATATGCACTTATAACCGCTTTTAATTGGTAGCCCTCAACAGATTAATATAAAGCCTGAAAAGCCTTATATATAAAGCTAATAGCCGGAATCAAACCGGCTTAAAAATCCCTTGATATTAGCTATTTAATAAAAAAATAAAAACAAACCACCATAACCAATAACAAGGCATGACGCAAAAAGCCCGAAAGCCTTTAAAAGCTCGATTAAATCTCTCATAGTTGCGCCCCCTAACAATAACAAAAATCACCTTGTAGCCCGGTTGTAA